AAACATCAAATTCTGGAAACGAGCCTGCTTGGTCGCCAAGCGGAGCAGATTTGGCAATTGCTCACGATGCTTCACCTCGTATTTCTGTTTATGCTTGGAGTTCAGGTTTTGGAAGTAAGTATGCAAACCCTGCAACTTTGCCACAAGGTGATGGCAAAGGCGTTTCTTGGAGTTCTACTGGAAATGCTATTGCGGTCGCCAGCCAAAATACTCCATTTATACAAGCATATCCTTGGTCGGCAGGGTTTGGAACTAAATACTCAAACCCAGCGACATTGCCTGCCAGTTATGGTTATGGTGTAAGGTTAAACTAAACTAAAAGAAAAGGAAAAAAAATGTCAGAAACATCAGAAACCCCATTGACCCCCAAGCAAGTAAGACAAGCCGAGGTTGATTCCTATAAAACAAACATTGCTGTTTATCAAACACTTTTAGGCACTCTTGATGGAAACTGGGATAACGATTTAATTCATTTGAAAGGCATTGAAGCGCAGTCTGCGGCCCGTCAGTGTCCAATGGATAGATTAGATAGATTAGCAGTTTTGCAACAATTTGATCAAGTAACTAATTTGTTAAAAACGGAAATTGTTGAATGTGCTAAGGCTGAGGCTATTCTTAACATTTTGGATTAAATTTTGTGAATCAAAACAAGATTTATTATTTTATGGCAGGTCTGCCCCGTTCGGGAAGCACTTTATTATCTGCTATTCTGAATCAAAATCCTGATGTTTATTCAGGGCCGCAGACAGATTTTCCTAGAATGATGTTAAGTATTTATCACGAAACGCAAAAATCAGAGTCATTTCAATCGGGCTATAACACAGAGGGGTATGTAAATCTTTTACGGCAAATGCCAAATAACTTTTACAATAACACTCCAAAAAAATATGTTGTTGATAAAAACCGCACTTGGGGAACAATAGATAACATCAAATTGCTAGACTTATTAAGTGATGATGTTAAAATAATCTGCCCAGTTCGGCCTATTTTAGAAATACTTGCTTCTTTTGTTCGGTTGGCAGAGAAAAATCCTAATAGTTTTATAGACAAGTTATTAACAAACACGCCATCAGGTTATTACAGACCTTTAAATGATGCTAGGTGTGATGCATTGATGAGCGAGGAACTTGGATTACAACATAACATTTTTTCACTCGCTAGTGCATTACAACCCGCTCACGCACATAAATTTCATTTTGTTGTCTATGATGATTTACTATTACAACCAAATCAAACTATGAACGCACTATATGATTTTCTAAATATTCCACGATTTCAGCATTGGTTTGATGATTTAATATGGGAGCCAATGCCAAACGAAATAAATGTTTTTGGAATAAATGATATGCACAATGTCAAATCTGTTTTAAAAACAAGCAATAAAGACATTTCAGTTTTGTCTAATTATGTTAAAGAAAAATATGCAAATGCTTTAGATTTTCTTGCACCTATTGTCAAATTGAATAATTAAAAAAATTGTATGATAATCAAAAGTGCAGCACTTAACTAGGCACAATCTCTTATGATTTATGAATGTGAAGACATCACTCGCACCATTGATGACCACATAGACGATTTTGAAAACATTGGGGTCTTACTGAAGGAGAAAAATGGCTTCAAGCAAGCAACTCACTGTCAATTCAACTGCTCAAATTCTTGTTGAGAGTTATGGCGAAAATCGTCTTGTCAGATTGCACAACGCAGGCACACATACTTGCTTTCTCGGTGGAAGTGATGTCAGTTCTACCAATGGATTCCATTTTGACAAAGACACCACAATTGATTTGAGTGTTCCGCCTAAAAGTGTAATCTATGCGGCGACAGCATCACCAAACACGACCACAGTTTCCGTTCTTTACTTGGTGCCATAAAATGAATCCAACCGATTGGGCAGGCTTTTTCGTTGCTCTCATCTCTATCTTCGGATCAATAGCCTTTGGCATCAAATGGCTTGTCAAGCATTACCTCAATGAACTAAAGCCCAACAGTGGCTCAAGCCTAAAAGACTCGGTTGACAGATTGGAACGCCAAGTTGAAGAGATATATCGCATCCTTCTTTCTAGCCGTAAGTCTTAGCGGTTGTGGTTACGATGGATGGGTCAGATACCCGTGCCAAGATTTCAAAAACTGGCAAAACCCTGAATGCAACCCGCCACAATGCGAAGCAACAGGAACCTGCACAAAAGACCTCATCCCCGAAGATGTCACGCCATAAAAGACTAACTCCTGAAGAGTTACACGCTCGCCTCATTGTCACCATTGGAGTCATCTTGGCTCTAGTCTTTGCAATGAGTGTTTTTGCCTTATTGTGGGCGCTGGTCTTTGTGACACAACCTATGAAGCAAGCGCCAAATGATGCTGCCTTCATAGATTTAGTTTCAACGCTTACTGTTTTTCTGACAGGATCATTGGCAGGAGTGTTGGCAGGCAATGGGCTAAAATCCAAGCAACAACCAAAGATTGAATCGGGAGAATAAATGTGCCAAGCAGATAAATTTATCGCCACCGCCGTTGGAGAAATTGGCTACATTGAAGGCCCTGCTGATAATGAAACAAAGTATCAGAAGGCGAATCAGCCTTGGTGCGGTGCCTTCGTCAATTGGTGTGCCAAGCAAGTTGGCTTGAAGATTCCTGATTGCACCTACACACCGGCAGGGGCAAAAGTGTTCGCCGAGGCGAAGCGTTGGCAATTAGTTGCCGATGCCACGCCTCTTCCTGGCGACCTTGCCTTCTTTGACTTTCCTGCCGATGGCATTGACCGCATCTCCCACATCGGTATCGTTGAAGAGGTCAAAGCCAATGGCACTGTCATCGTCATCGAAGGCAACACTTCACCTGATGTCAAAGGCGATCAACGCAATGGTGGTCAGGTATGTCGTAAGATTCGCGCTTACAAAGTTAAAAATCGGGGGAAAGTCCTTCCATCTCTGCCGGTGTTCATAGTGGGCTTCGGCAGACCTAAGTTCAAGGAGTGCAAATGCTCGACAAAGAAAAACTCATCGCAGTTGGTAGCACCTACGCAAGAGCAGGAGCAGCCTCAGTCGCAGCTCTCTATCTCGCCGACCCGTCACGCCCTTTGAAAGATTATGTTGCCTGCTTCGTTGCAGCATTCCTTGGCCCGATATTAAAGGCCATAGACCCAAAGGCAACAGAGTTTGGGCGCGGTAGTAAGTAAGAAAATGAAATCGGGGAAGATTTTGGATGAGGCTAAACGCCTCACCGCAACGGATCGCCAAGATATTTATGGCGACCCATACATCAATCACAAGCGCATCGCCGACCTGTGGAGTGTTTATCTTGAAAAAGAGATAAGTGCTTCACAGGTCGCTTTGTGTTTATGTCTTGTCAAAATTGCTCGTTTGATTCAGACACCTGACCACGAAGATAGCATCATCGACTTGGCGGCTTACACCGCTATTTATGGGGAAATCAATGATAGTGAAAAATAATCTAGTGCTTGTGCCAACAAGAGGCAGGCCAAAGAATGCAGTTGAAGTTCTGCAAGCACACAGGCAGTTCTCTTGTCGCTCTGACCTGCTCTTCGTTGTGGACAAAGATGATGAGGAACTAATAAATTATCGCACCGCAGTCGGTGTCGAATACATCTTGGAGATTGAAAACACCACAAGGGGAATGGCCTATCCTGTCAATATCGCTGCCAAGAAGTATGCCAATGAATACGAGTTCTTCACCTTCATTGGCGATGACCATAGATTCAGAACACCTGATTGGGATATTGCATTGAGTAAAGCCATAGGCACCGCCCCTGGCTTGGCTTATGGCAATGACCTGCTCCAAGGCCAAAATCTGCCAACTGCCGTGATGATGTCCAATGCCATCGTCAGCGCCCTCGGCGGGATGGTGCCACCGAAACTTCGCCACTTATACCTAGACAACTTTTGGAAGAAGTTAGGTGAAGACCTTGGCAACCTTGTTTATCTGCCTCAAGTCATCATCGAGCATTGCCATCCACTAGCAGGCAAAGCCGAGTGGGATGAGGGCTATCGCACTGTCAATGCTCGTGAGGTTTATTCATTGGATGCCTTGGCCTATGACTTCTACATCAAGAGCGAGGACTATCAAGTCCTCCTGCGAGATTTATTGAAATGAAAGCAATTGCCTTTTCCTTATATGGCAATGATCCGCGCTACAACATCGGAGCTATTAAGAATGCAATCCTTGGCTCGCGCTATTTCCCTTTTGAGGATGGCTTCCGCTTAGTCTTCTATTGTGGACAGAGCGTTGATGAATGGGTCATTAGCACTTTGAATCTTGTCAAAGGCGTGAAGATTGTGAGAATGAGTGAAGTAGAAGACAACACTGCAAGGTTATGGCGTTATCTCGCCTTCTCTGACACGCAATTTGAGGTCGTCATCTGCCGTGATGCTGATGCTCGTCTTTCATTCCGCGACAGAATAGCGCACGAAGAGTGGAGGCAATCAGGTCTTGATTATCACATCATCAAAGACCACAAGATAGGTCACAACTATCTTATCAGCGCAGGGATGTTTGCCGGCAAAACCGACAAGTTGCGCGATATGGCGCAACTAATTGCTTTCAATGAAATAGAGGATTACTACACAACCGACCAAGATTTTCTCGCATCTGAAATCTATCCGAGAGTCAAGAACTCAGTTCTCATTCACGATCCGTTCTTTGCAACACCTATTGAGGGCGATTCAATAAGAACCACGATTGGCTTTAATGCGCCGACTCCAACTTCACACATCGGAGCAGCTCTTGATGCCAATGACCGATTCATCTTTGACATTGACCGCAAGGCACAACTAGATTTCTGTGATTCGCAGTTTTACAAATACGAGAGCGACAGGTGGGGGAAATGAAAATCCTGATTACAGGCGATGCAGGCTTTGTTGGCACTAATTTCAAGAAACACTTAGACTCAAAACTCAATAACATCACAGGCATTGACATAAAGAACGGGCGCGATGTCAGGGATTTCTTTGCCAAAGATGACACAAAGTTTGATGTTGTGATTCACTTGGCAGCTATTGTTGGCGGGCGGGCAACCATTGAGGGCAACCCCTTGAGCGTTGCTGCTGATTTAGCTATTGATGCAGACCTCTTCCAATGGGCTTTGCGAACGCGCCCTGGACACATTGTCTATTTCTCATCAAGTGCTGCTTATCCCATTTATCTGCAAAAACTAGAATATAAGCAGACTCTCAAAGAGTTTGACATCAACCTTGAGCATATCCGCACCCCTGACTTGACCTATGGTTGGGCGAAGTTATCAGGCGAGATGCTCGCCTCTTATGCTCGCGCTCAAGGCTTGAAGGTGTCAATTCTGCGCCCATTTAGCGGATACGGAAGCGATCAGAGCCTTGACTATCCGTTCCCATCTTTTATCAAGCGAGGCAAAGAGAAGGCAACTCCTTTTGATGTTTGGGGTCGTGGAACGCAGGTGCGCGACTTCATCCACATTGACGATGTCGTCAAAGCAACCTTTGAGGCAATCACAAATGATGTCAAGGTTGCCAATTTGTGTTCAGGTCGCCCAACCTCATTCATTCAACTCGCAGAGATGGTGATGTTGCAGGCAGGCTATTTGGCTCAAATAAGAACCAACCCGAAGGCACCTGTTGGGGTTGCCTATCGGGTCGGGAATCCTTCTAGGATGCTTGAGTTCTATCAACCAAAGATTTCTTTGGAAGAAGGCATCGCTCTTGCCTTAGCAAGTGACTAGAACTGTTCCTCCATTTTCTTGATTCTGCGGTTGATGTATTTAGGCCCTGCCCAATCCATAAACCATTGAGGGAAGATGACCGCGCTTGGTTGGCGTTTTGGCATAAATAGAACCATCAGAAGCGGAATCCAAAAGCCATAGAAGGCTGACATAAGTGGCCAAAAGATAACACTTCGGCCGATGGCAAAGGCATAGAACGCAGTAAAGAAAACAATTAGCAAATCCCATCCATTCATCTAGCACCATCCCATCACAGGGGCAGGCTC